TCAACATATCGGGGTAATAATACTCGCTGTCTATAGGGAAATATGCAATAAATTTAAATTTATACTGATCTTTAAGAAACTGAATCCGTTCCCAGACTTGGTTAACAATCCAAATATCGTTTAAACATATAAAAATGTCCGGTTTGATTTTATCGATTAGTTCAGGCAACCGTGGGATACCAAAACGATCAGGGCATGACAAATTTGATGCCGGATAAATCTTATAGGGGAGATCGTGAGGGTCTCCGTTATAGTTAATACCAACAACTTCTACTTCATGTTCCTTCTGTAGATGTTCTAGTATGCTGGCGGTTACTCGACCAAATCCTGTATTTGAACATGCATCCCCGTACCAGAGCACTTTTGCCACTTTGTCAGTAAGCTTGGAGTACGATCACTATAGCAACATTGTCAGCTTACTGATATGCCTAGTCGGGAAACTTTTGCTTATCGCCGTAAAGCTCAGTTAAATGCTGCACGAGCTGTTGAAGTAACTGAAAAAGAAGATAATTCTATATACGCTAAAGCTGCTAATGACTTCCCTACTTTCTGTGTGCTTATGGATAAAGCTCCTGCTCCTCATATGATGGAGTGGCACAGGCATTTGATCACAGGCGAAAGCAATAGATACTTGTTAGACATAGCTGGAGCTAATCTTGATATTCTAAGTCCCCGAGGTAGTGCTAAAAGCACGGTGTTAAACTTGTTTACTGCATGGGCTATAGGTAGACATACGTCAGCCCAGATGCCTCTACAAATTATATATTGTTCATATAACATAGCAACAGCTATACCTAAAAGCCGAATTATTAAACAACTGATTGATAACACGACGTTTAAACGTATATTCCCTCGTGTTCGTTTAAAGCCAGGAATGCAGTCGGATATTGGTTGGGCTGTTGACTTTGAGTATGCCGGAATTCCACGGGTTGGTGATGAAGAATATACTCTGAGAGCCGCTGGCCTGCGTGGTTCAATTACATCTAAGCGGGCTCACCTCTGTTTGGTCGATGACCCTATAAAATCTTCGGCGGAACTACGTAATCCGACTATTCGGGAAGAAATGAATAATAATTGGTCGTCTGTTATATCTCCGATTATTTTTGATGGCGGTCGGGCTATTTGTCTAGGTACTCGATTCCATCCTTTAGACATTCATAAAACTATGTTCTCCCCTTCTAAAGGTTGGAATCAAGTTTCTCAAGAAGCACTAACGTACAACAATAAAGGAGAGCCGGTAAGCTATTGGCCTGAGCAGTGGTCTGTTGATTATTTATTACAGACGAAAGAACTAGATCCTGTTGCATTTGCGTTCCAGTACCAACAACAACCTGTCTTAACGTCGGACCTAATCGTGTCTCCCGATCTTCTTGTCCGGGCTGACGTTGAGATGGAGTTTGATTCCTTAGCTGTAGGAATTGATTTGTCTGCTAGTGCTAAAGAAACTAGCGACTACACGGCATTTGTTTTGGGTGGACGACTTAAAGATAAGTACTACATTATTGATGCACATCAGTGCCGTTCCGTAGGAAATTTAGAGAAGATAGATTTACTGTGTGAGATGTTACTTGAATGGGGAATTTTAACTTTTGAGAACGACACGTACTTTCCGACTTATTCGACGATCACGCTGGTAGTTGAGTCAGTTGCTTATCAAGCAAGCTTGTCCGCTGATTTAAAACGGGTACTTTTAAATGACCGTGGATTGTCAAATATCCATATACATGAGGTATCCGGTTTTAGAGGAGATAAAGTTGCCCGTTTCCGAGGAACTTTGGGATTGCTTGAAAACAGAAAGATAACATTTAATCGGTATCGTAAATTTGATGCGTTATTTGAGCAGATTATAAATGTGGGATCTACGTCCCATGACGACTTACTCGATGCTTATACACACTTAATAACCTTTTTACAAAGGCGGGGCAGTTTTTCGATAGAGTACTAAAGGGGCTCTTACGACATGTCGAAAAAGCTGTGGATCGCCATTACGGCCAACAATCCTTTACAGCGGGTAGATCCTCTACTCACTGTGTTGCGAGGCTATGCCGACTTTCCTTGTGATATTTCTGTAAAGATTTATATCGATTATGCGTCTCAAAACGACGTAGATACTCTATATGGAATATTAGAAGAATTTAAAGGATTGAATATTGAGATAAAAGTTGCAAGTCCAGGGTACCACGGGTGGTATTTAACCTGGGCGCACAAAACAGATTTAGCTCTAGCAATTCTTAATAGAGAAGCTGATTACTATATCTATTCTGAGAATGACATGTTACTTACGTATGAAAATTTTAAATACTACCTTAAGTGGAAACCTGTTTTAAGCAAGTACCAACTTGAGCCAGGTTTTGTCAGGTACGAGCAAAAGCAACATAAGAAAGTACCGTTCGATAATTATTATGTGTATTCGTTGACAAAAGAAACACCCAACGTATGGGACACCCGTGGGTTTACTGTGCCAAATGTACTTGTAGTTGACTATGACGTTGACTTTTTTGTGCAGTTAGCTAACCCGTATTACGGGGCAATGATTCTAGATCAAGCGGATGGCGAAGTTTACATACGTTCAGATAGTTATGATCCTGAAAAAAGTTATGCAAAAGTAGGGGTGCGTAACTGGCCTATTGCCGATCGAAGTTCGATGGGGCTGACATTTGAAAACCCACCGTTTAACTTTGAACACAGGCGATGTGTGCCAGTTAAGAAAAAACAAGATAACTACGAGATTTTGCCGTGTGGTTTAGTGCTGCACGAAGGCACTAAATATTCGGATCTCATACCGTGTTCTGTTGACTCTTTAATATCTTGCGATAGGATGCTTACGTTGTAGGTTTATGTGAGCTTAATTTATGGGTGACGTACGTCCGGATTATTATAAAAAAGACGGTTTAGAATGTTATGATTTTCAACGAGCATCTACCGGTTTAATTAAATTTCAAGGTTATTTAGAGAATTGCATATATAAATATTTGTGGCGTTGGGAAGACAAAAACGGTAAAGAAGATTTGCAGAAAGCTCAGGTTTATCTAGCTAAGCTTATAGAAACACTTGAGTAGACATGGACGTACGTGCTTTTGGCAGTTATTATGGACAAACAGCAGTTCTTTCTTACGCTAGCGGACTTGCTTTGTCTCCTAGCGGGCAGTCCTTTAACTTTCCCGCTTGCCGCGCTGTTCTTATCAATGGCGGTACTAGTAACCAAGACTTACAAGTATTTTTTACAGACGGTACTAACACACCGGTAACATTAAAAAAAGTCCCAGCCGGTTCTATCCTGCCGATTTCTATTACGGCTATTAGCGGGGCGGCCACCACGGTGGGTGATGTTGTAATTCTGTACTGAGTCCTTTACTTTTTGATAACACAATGTCTTACTCTGCTTTAGTAGACGCTCTTGCTGGAGACAAATCTTTCAGTGAGCGAGCTTTACCTACAACAAAAAGTTTACTTAAGGAGATCAGTGTTCCTTCGACAGCAAGTACCGATCTTCAAGCAGCAGTTATGGATATAACTAAAGACGAACTTATACAGAAAGCTTTAGCAATGCAGTTTGCCGGTAAACGACCGGAGTTATATAAGTATTTGGATAGACAACTTCAGGCTTAGTTAACCTTATTTATTTTTATTGAGTATCCTTTAAAAGAGGCACAAAATTATGAATAACCCTTTTGATCGGGCGCATGGATTTTTTTCCGAGGCGTATGCCATGCAGGAAGAAGCTGCGCAAGACCAGACCAGAAATCAGCGGCAGGTAGACAGCCCTCAGAGGCATGATTATTTTCCTACTCGGAGGGAAGCGTATAATCCAAATTCTCCTGCACACAACTCACATAGGTTTATGGAAGATCTTAAACGAGGTCTTTTAGAGCATGCTGCCCGTAAACGTGTGGCCGGTAATAACACGGAATTTAGAGCCGGTGGTGGAGTACCTGTCGAATCAGTGCTACCATCATAGTGACAGCCTGCAACGGGTAAATGCTTTACGATTGTTTTTTATATTTTGACGAAAAAGAACTCTTAGAACTAAGGGTAAATCTGCTAAAAGATATAGTTGACGGATTTATTATTACGGACGGAAATCTGACGTTTAAAGGGGACCCTAAACCTTTTACATGTTTAGATACAATTCGGGAACTTGGATTGCCGGAAGAAAAAATCCAAGTACTCCATGTCGAACTGCCCCCAAAAGAGGTAGCTCTTAATCCTTGGGTGCGAGAGTACGCACAACGCGATGCTTTAGCTGTGGGCATGCGCCTCACTCCCCCGGATTCAGTCTTCTTTTTTAGTGATGTTGACGAAATTCCGAAACCCGAGGCTCTTTTACAAGCTGTACAGGTAGCCAAAGAAAACCCAGACCGGTGTGTGCGACTTTCTATGCCTATGTTCTACGGTCGCGCAGATCTACGAGTTATGGATCCTAACGGAGATCCTGTTAAACCTCCCAATAATTGGACTTGCGGTACTGTTGTACTATATGATCACCTTGAGGAGACTCCTTCGCAAATTCGTATGAAGGACAACGGTTTAGTCGTAGGAGAATGTGACGCTGGTTGGCATTTTTCGTGGATGGGGGATTCCGCCAGAATGAAACGAAAGCTTACTTCGTTCTCTCATTGTTATGATGAGATACCCAACGCACATGCTCCTGCTTATAGTCAAGAAATGTTGGATTACTTGGATACGTATAAGGCTCAAGCTGGAGGAACTGATCCTTTGGGCCGAGGAGATCATGTACTAGTTCCGTATCCACATGAACTACTTCCGTCTGAATTGTTTAAACTAGATGGAGTTAGGAAGTATTTGCTGCCCGATGACTAACCGCGCATCCGAAGAAGCCCGCGAGCGTTTCTCTAAAAAATCCCACGACGAAGATGAGCGTGGGGAACGTAATGAAGGAAATAAAGAGGCTCGTATGGAGGCTCTCCGTAAAGCACGTAAGGCCAAGCAAATGCGTAAGAAAGGCTGATTCAGCCTGTAGATTAAATTCGTTTCTGAACTACCGGTATGGCCGACACGCTCGGGGTTCGTCAAAGATTTCAAGAAATTCTTGAAGCTTCGCGGACCCAGGATAGATCTAAGCAAGCAACTACGTTAGTCGTACTTAGTCATATTCAGCAGATGACTCTGTTGATGATTAAGAAAGGGCTTACTTTTTATTGCGAACAAGACACGTATCGGTCTAGGTCGAGATTCATTGACGATCTTCTTACCTTAAATAAATTCGATATTAGACTTCCGTCTATTATTAGGAACTTTTTAATTGATGGTTGCGGCCTCTTTTACTTTCGCCCTGACCCTAAGTTAAAGTATCAAATTTATTTTTTCCCCAAGGATCAATATCGTGTGTATCACGATGTAAATGGGAATATTGAAGAAGTTGTTATTATTTATAAATATAAAGTTCGTAACTCCAATCTTGGATTACCTTCTGAAATCTCAGGTCTGAACGAAAGATACGTCCGGATTTCTATAACAGATTCAAAGATTGCCGAATTTGAATCCAACACAGAACTAAGTTTTGATTTAGAACCAGGCGGTGTAATGACTGCCAATAATTCCAGGGAAAATACCCTAGGTTTTATTCCCGCCGTGGAGGTTTTAAACAAACCTGACAGTAGCGGCACCTCTGGTGAAGGTGAGTTTGAACCTTTTATGGAGCAGATCGTTTTACACGATACGCTTATTTCTAATATTGCTAAAAATATCGAGTTCTTTGGTAACCCGACTCTGATCAGTTCCCGCCCACGTAGTGATCTGGTCGAAGCTAGTGATTCTGATCGCACGTTCCGTCCGACCATCAGTAGCCAAAGTGGGTTTGGTGGTAGGGATACTCCTTCAACTCGTGTGAGTGAACCTTTTGGTTCGCATGGGATGATTGGCGGTTTGCGTGTTCCTCGGATTATTGCAAATGTCGAACCTTCCGATCGGGTTGGTTACATGACACCAGACCCCGTTAACGGGGATATGAATCGTTGGGCACTTCTTCTTAGGGAAGAAATTCGCACAGCCCTTGGCGGTGTGGATGAAATTTCGGTTTCTGCCGGGGCTACTGCGACAGAAATTAAAGGTCTTATGGGTCGGGCTCAGGCCACGGCTCTTAGAAAAAATAAAAGTTTCCTTACTTATGGTTTCTGTAAGTTACTGGAAATGGTGTTGTTCCACCAAGAACAGATGTTTAAAAAGAGCTTTGCTCTAGTTATTAAGCTTAAACCAGTAAAACCTGCTGCTGACGGTTCTGCAGAGGAAGCCACTAGGTTTTCCTCAGATCAACGAAAGTTTGATGCAAAGTTAGATCAGTTAATGCGGGAGGCTTTATCCACGTCTTCCGTTCCTGAAGGTGTGTTTGGTCTACCTCCTGATGGGGATCGGACAGTTTCGTACCGATATCAAGGGGATGTTTACGAAGATACTGCATACGATATAAATCAAAAATCTATTGTTGTTCGGAACTTACAAGAGCTAGGTGTTGACAGCGTGGAAGCGTTGCGATACCTGTTCCCAGATAAGACTGATACCGAACGTGAGGAAATGCTAAAAGGATTTCCTTTTAGAATGATTCAACAAACTCAAAGCGCATTCCAACAATTTTTAGTATTATTATCACAGATGTTGCAAACGCCACATCCACTTGCTCCGGATCAGCCACTAGGTGCAGATCCAAGATTAAATTTGACGCCCTTGTTATATAGGACGTTCGACCACCTTGCGCAAGAACTAACCTACTCGGGTAGCTATGAGCCAGCAGATCCAAGCTTCAATCCCGAGCCCGGTAGCCCCGGCGGTAGCAGCCCCCCAGGCGGCGCCCTCGGACCAGGGCTCAACCGCCTACCCCCAGTGGGTGGCGCAAACCAGTACCCCGGCGGTAGCTTCGGTACCTACGCTCCAAGCGCCGTCGCAGGCGCAACAGGGTACGGGCCTTTCTACCAGCAACCAGTACAACCAGTATCCGTCCGCGTCCTCCCCGTCGAATCCGTGGGAAGCAGCGATGGGCAGCCTGGAGCGGGTGGTCTCACGAATGTCCCCCTTCCCCAGCCAAACAGCACAGTCTCCGCAGTACCAAACAACGGCGCAGGCTACTCCTCAGTACAGTCCGAATTTACAGGGCCAACCCTGGGCTTATCAAGCCCCTACGGCAGCGCCGACCTACTCCAACAACGCATCTACGACCCAAACTTCCTCACCGACTTCTACGGTAGGACAACAAACCCCCCAGCTAAGCGCCGCAACCGTTCAGGTCGTTAACCACTTCGGTATCGAAGCTCCTGGGATTCTTAACCAATATTCCGTAACTCTGGAAGATGCTCTGATCGCTCAAAATGAGCGGATGGAAGCCATTGCTGCCCGTGGTTCTGCCATGGAGCATATCTTGACTGATCCGGATCAGTTGGCCGACTACACGAATCGCTTCTTCACCGAAGTGTACCCTGTGGACGCCGACGAGACCTCCTACCAGCCTCAAGCGGGTTATCAACCCCGTTATGACATGCCTGCCGTTCCTGCCTCTGCTGGCGGCCCTGTGCGTCAAGATCCCGGCACTCAGTGGGAAGGTTTCTCCAACACCATGAATCAAAACCCCGAACAGGCGTGGCGATTCTTGAGCCAAATGAGCCCTGACGCTTTCCGTCAGAAGCTCCTGTTCCTGGATGCTGCTTGATAGCTTCCGTTGAATAAAAAACAGACCCTAGTTCGCTTAAAACACGAACTGGGGTCATTTTTTTATACTGCAACTTGCAAGTTTTGTTATGGCTCCCTTTAAATCAGAAGCTCAACGTAAACTTTTTTACGCAAAAGCCGAACGTGGGGAAATTCCTGAGTCTACCGTTCGGGAATATGAGCACGAAACTCACGGGAATCTACCTGAACACGTCAAAGCAAAAAAGAAAGCTCAGAAGTATACTGAAAATAAAGGATCCTGATCATGGTTCAACATATAGGACACTCTCGGCGTCGTTCCGAGCCTAATTCTCCAGAGCTTATTGCTCAAATTGAAGCATTGCAAGCCGAATTAGCTGCATTTAAGAACGAATATCAAACCGATATGACAAATGTTGCTATAGATATGGCTAAAATTGATGAAAAAGCAACTCCACCTGTTGCTTAATTTGCTGTAAGTATAATTTAAGTAGCCCTAAGCACGAATCTCGTGGGTTACATTTCGCTGGTCAATTATAAGTACGACACAGGTCCACACCAGCTTCAAGGTGGACCAAATCATACAGATGATAATCTTTTACTTACTCAAAAATATCTAGTAGTTTCTAGTGGGTACATTGATTCATTAGGAAATCAAGTTTCTTGGTACGGAGTTAATGACGTAGGCAACGATTATGGGCGTCCTGTTATTGGACCTCCTAATTCTGGTGCTTATGTAGTGGATGCTTGGCGAGCTGTACCTACTGCTGTCTCTGGTTTTTGGTCTGACTACGATTATAAATATTATTCACCTAGTGGTGAACTGAGCATATATAACGGTTTCCGTGGATATACCACCCAGACGATTGCAAATG